TATTGAAACTCAGTTATTCTATCAGATCAATCCTAACTTGACTGCACTTTCTACAAACGCGATTACTACTTCTGTTAAAACAGCAATCGATGCTTATTTTACTGCTAACACTGGTAAGTTTGAAAAAGCATTTAGAAGATCTGCGATGTTAACAAAAGTTGATGAAGTCAGTTCTGCTGTACTTTCATCAAGATCTATTATAAGAATGCAACAAAGAATCGTTCCTACGGTCAATACCTTTAATTCAGCTATACTTACATTCCCTTCTGTTATTGCCGCGCCTTCTGCAAAAGCCTCACCAAGCTTTGATGATCAAGTAGTGAGAAGTACTACATTCTTAGTTGATGGAAATCCATGTCGAATTCTAAACGAACAAAGTGCAAATGTGGCCACTAATAAATTACAAGTAGTAGAATCTGGTACTAATACAGTTCTTGTAGATAATATCGGATCATTCAGTACTACAACTGGTGTATTAACTATTACTGCATTCAGACCGACAGGTTTACTAGGCGGGGCTACTGATATTAAAATAGCAGTAATACCTGCAAACCAAAGTGCGATTGCACCTGAAAGAAATAATATTATTAAGTATGATGCAGGCGCAAGTACTATTACTGCAGTAACAACAGAAGCTGAAAACTAAAGATGGATAAAACCCTTTCAGATATAGGAAGACGCGAACTAGATTTCACTGGGAATCTAATTGCTGAGGCATTACCCGAATGGTTTAGAGAAGATAATCCTAAACTTATTACTCTATTAGAAAAATACTATGATGACTTAGATGCAAGTGGAAACTTCGGTAATCAAATAAAAACCATTCCTACGCTTCGAGATATATCACAGACCGCAAAATCAAATCTTACGTTTATAGAAGATGAACTATTACTCGGTCAAAACTATATTGAAGGTGCATTAGATCAACGTACTGCTGCTGGTTTGTCAAATAACTTTTATAGATCTAAAGGTACTAAGTTTGGTATCGAAAGATTCTTCAAAATGTTCTTTGGTGAAACACCAGATATAGTGTATGGTAAAGATCTTGTATTTAAAGTTGGTAGTGAAATAGGTCCAGAAACTGGATTGAGAATTACTGATCCTACAATATATCAGTTTTGGGGAATACTTATTAAACTAGGTATTGCTTCGAGTGAATGGTTAGAATTATATAAACTCTTTGCGCATCCTGCAGGTATGTTTGTCGGAGCAGAAGTACAGATAGCAACTAAGAATGCGGATATCAGCTTTGATCTTATGCCTATTAGTGTACCTGAAGCTGCTGGAGATGCACAGTTTGTAAGCCTTGCGAATGCTGCACCAGCTGGTCTTCAAGATCTATCTGGTATTATCGGCGTTACCAAGAAACCATACGATTCAGATGGTTCTACACCAGGTGGAGCTTATCGTATCGACTTTAATAGAATATCTGTTACAGACTTTAGCGATTCTGCGAATGCGCCTACAATCGATCTCAGACCACCATTTGTTAATATACTTGATCACGGATTGGTTACTGCTTCGACTACATCTACTCTCGATAAAGGCGGAGTTTTCAATGTTGCAACAGTTGATTCTGATTATGGTTCACTTTCAGTTAATCAGTTCGGAACAATCGGTTATCTCGAGAATACATTCAGCGGACTATTCGATGCTACTAGAATTACTAGTCAGACATTTGATGGCGATTCAGATGCAGTGGTTGGCGGCAACATGAGTATGTCAAATAGCTTAACAACATTCGATGCTGATGAATTTAGTTATTATACAGATTCCGCATAATAAAACGTATAAATAGTTACAACTCATAGGTTAGAAAATGGCAAGACAAACAATAAACACTGGAGCAGCAGCAAACGATAATACTGGTGACACGTTACGTGGGGCTGGTACAAAGATCAATGCTAACTTTTCAGAAATTTATACAATATTAGGTGGAGATAGTATTACTCCTACTACGAATATGCAGTTCGGTAATAACTCAATTGTTGCAGAAGGTACCAGTGCCGATGATCATGAAACTACTTTAACATTTACTAATCCGACAGCAGATAGAACTATTACATTTCCAGATGCGACTGGTACAGTTTTGCTTTCAGGATCTACATTAACACTAACAGCTCCGGTTCTAGCAGGCAGTTCAAGTTCTGCTGGTAGTATTTTATTTAAAGAAGATACTGATAACGGAACAAACTCTGCTACATTGATTGGACCTGCTTCTACTGCAGATGTAACGATCACTCTTCCGGCTGCAACAGATACACTTGTAGGTAAAGCTACAACAGATACACTCACAAATAAAACTCTTACAAGTCCTGTACTTACGACACCTAAATTTGCAGATGCTGGTTTCATAGCAGATGCGAATGGTAACGAAGAACTTGTATTTCAAACTACGGCATCTGCAGTTAACCATGTAGAATTAACAAACGCGGCAACAGGTAATGCTCCGACACTGAATGCTGTCGGCGACAATACAGACATATCATTATCACTAGCAGCTAAAGGCGCTGGTTCACTTATTGTCAATAGTAAGGTCAGTCTTACATTAGAAACTTTAACCGGCAGTGGTGCAGCAAATCCATCAGTTCCATTGACACTTATTAGTAATGGTGGTGCAACATCGATATCACTAGTTGTTGGTACAGTTGACGGACAAATTAAGAAATTTATTAATATCAACTCAGGTGTAACAACAATTACTCCAGCAAATTTTGCAAATGGAACTACTGTAGCACTTGCACAAAACGCAGTAGCAGAACTAATATGGTCTACAGCATCTGGCGGAAAATGGTTTCTTGCAACGCAAGCAACTGCTGGTACAGTTCCAGCACTAACCGTAGCAGCATAAACGAGATAATACTTTAAGGAAAGTAAAATGGCAGCAACAATTACAGCAGATATGAGAAGACGATTTATCGATGAATTTAAGAATGATGCAGATTCTGCTTCGGTTAACTACTATATTGGTATATCAAGAAGTGAAGATTGGAATGACTCTGATGTTGCTCCTACTCCAGAAAATAGCGAGAAAGAACAACGTAATTTCAGACACGGTCTTCAGTCTGTAAAAAAAGCATCAGACTATTCATTCGTTATTCCACGAGTTAACTGGACATCCGGTACAACTTATGCTGCATATGATGATTCAGTTGTGGCTCATCCAACTATTCCTTATTATGCGATGACTGCCAATAACGCTGTTTATGTTTGTCTTCGTCAAGGTACAAACTCAGCTGGTGTTGCACAGCCTTCGACTGTTGAACCAACTGGTTCTTCTACAAAAGGTATAATAACATCAGATGGTTATGCATGGAAATTATTATATACGGTTGGAACTTTAGATGCAGCAAAATATAAATCTGCAAACTTTATTCCAGTTAAATTACAAGGTGCAACAGATAGTTCATCTCCTGCAACTGACGTAGAACAACTTGCTGTTCAAACTGCTGCAATACCTGGTAGACAAATTGTAGGTATTAGCTTAGATTCAGGTGGCGCAGGTTATTCATCTGGGCCGACTGTTACAATCACAGGTGACGGAGATTTAACTACAAACTCTGGTGCACATGCCAGTGCTACAGTCAGTGGTGGAGCAGTTGTTAAGATTGTAATGAATGACGATAGTTCAGGTGCAGCTAATGCAATTGAAATGGGACAAGGATTTAACTTTGCAAGCGTTACATTATCTGGTGGAGGATCTCCTACTAAACCTGCCGTGGCTAGAGTAGTATTCGGACCGAAAGCTGGTTTTGGTGCAGATCCAAGAGATGATCTACGTTCACGCGCAATTATGTTTAATGCGAAACCTGTAGGAACTGAAGATGGTGAATTTATTGTAGGCAACTCGTTCAGACAAATCGGTCTCATAAGAAATCCATTACAAACAGACTCTGCTTCAACAGGTGTTTCATTTACTCTGAGTGATGGTAACTGTTTACGTAGACTTCAAACGGCTTCAATATCATCAAACTTTACACAAGGTTCTTTAATGACTGGTGGTACATCAGGAGCAAAAGCATATGTAGATAAAGTAGACTCATCTGAGATTTACTATCACCAAACAGAAGGAACTGGATTCACACAATTCCAAGAAGCCGAAGCCGTTACAGATGCGGCTGGTGGTGCAGGTAACACTCAAGCGTCTGGTACTGACGGAGATACACTAGCTTATCACGAACCAAAGGTGAATAAGTATAGTGGAGAATTATTGTACGTTGAAAATAGGGCGGCAGTTACAAGAGCCGCAGACCAAACTGAAGATATTAAAGTTATTATCGAAATATAAGGATTTACGATGGCTACTCAACTAATACAAACTACATTTGCTAATACGTATAAAGACGATTATAGCGATAGTGATAACTATTATAAAGTCCTATTTAATAATGGCAGAGCTCTACAGCAACGTGAGCTCAATCAAATGCAATCGATTATTAACAATGATGTAAAAACAAATTCAGATTTTATATTTGCGCATGGAGCTGCAGCAGTCGGTGGTTCAACTAACTGTAGAAACAATGCCGCATTTATTAAACTTGATCAAACAACAAATGCTTTACCTACAGATCTTACAACTGTTGAAGGTGTTATATTTACAGAAGCAACTACAAGTATTAAGTTCAGAGTTGATAAGGTAGAAGTAGCTGCAGGTGCAGATCCTGCAGTTTGTTACGTAACATATCTAGATGCAAACAATATTGACGGACTATCAACAGGCGGTATTAAAGCAACTCCTGGTAATAACTTTACTGGTGGAAGTGTTACATTAACAAGTCAAACAACAAATACGACTTCAAATCCTGCGATTGGTGAAGGTACACTCTTTGAAGTGAACGAAGGTAAATTTTATCTTGAAGGTCACTTCGTACATACTGCTAAACAAACTCTTGTTGTTTCTAAATTTAGTTCAACTCCTGATGCAGTAATCGGATTCAAAGTTACTGAAGATATTGTAACAACGACAGATGATGAAGATTTATTTGATAATAGTGGTGCTACACTTAACCTAGCATCTCCTGGTGCAGATCGATATAGAATCAGACTTACCCTGATAGATGAATCTGATATTTCTGCAGGTGATTACTTTATTAAACTAGCAGAATTAGTTAATGGCGCAATCGCAAAAAGTATCAATAGTAAAAGTGCTGGTCCTTCATTAGCAAAAGGATTAAACTCAGTTTTAGCCG